GAAGAAATTGTAGATAGTGGAGGTAAGGTTATAATCTATGATTGGTATAAAGAAATTATTGACTTATTGATGCCGGAATTAGCAAAGTATAATGCTTTATCTATTACAGGGGATACTAAAACAAATGAAAGGCAGCATTTTAAGAATTTATTTCAAGATGACGATAAGTATAAAATAATGTGCGGAACCATTAAAGCTTTAGGAACTGGCTACACACTCACTAGAGCTCAAGATGTTATATTTTTAAGTGATCCTTGGAATAGAGCTACGAAAGAGCAAGCGGAGGATAGATGCCACCGTATCGGTACAAAGGGAACTGTTAATATCAGAACATTTTTATGTATAGGTACTGCTGACATAAAAATAAATGATCTAGTTTATAAGAAAGGTGATTTGTCAGATATGTTAGTTGACGGAATGATAAAACCTGGATTTGAAAGAATGATGATACAATATATTTTAAGTTAGGAGTTAAAATGTTTTATTTAACAAAAGATATAAAAAGAATAAACCCTTATCGAGATGACTATAAACAGTTTGAAGATTATGATGAAACTAAGTTTTATGCTATTTTTTGTATCTGCACAGCCACTTATTTTGTTTTAGATATAAGGGGCGATTATTATGATTTTAGAGAATTGGATCAGAGATGTCATTGGTGGTTTTATCACTCAGAATATAGACATAAAACAGCTAAAGATGCTTTGATACACATTTTAACCCACGCAAGCCAACAAAGTTTAATGGAGTTTGATAATAAAGAAGAATTTATAGAATATATTAAAGAACAAGATAAAAGATATGATTACGAAAAAAATTATAGTGAATGTTTAAATTACTTATAGGAAAGGAGAACAAAATGGGATTTAATGAAAATTTAAGCGGGGCGGTTACTGGAAGGTTTCAACACATTGAACCTAACATAACCTCTGAACCCAGTTCAGAAGAAGGTACAGTAGAACAGACATCTACTTTAGATTTCTATGTTCAGTCTTTTTATGACGTAGATAAAAATGCGAAATATTTTGAAAAACAAGCCTCCACCCTAAAAACAAAGATAAAACAATTAATGGAAAAAGAGGGGCTTAAAGAGTATACAGTTAACGGAATAAAAGTAACGTACTCTGAGGTAATTACACCGGGATATGATTCTGAAAAGTTAATGACTATTTTAAAAGAGTCTTCACCAGAAGATTTACAGCAATTAGTTATCAAGACAACCGAATATGTAGATTTGACTGTTTTAGCTGAAGATATTTTATACCATAAAAAAATGGAGGCGGCTGTTTTAAAACCTGCTATGATTGAAAATAAGGTTAATAAGTTGTTAATTAAGAAATTAAAAGGAGGATCCAGTGCAGCAAGCAATAATAGTTGATTTGGATAACACGCTGTTTGATTCTAGGGTTTTAAATCAGTACCTTCCTGAGGATAAAAATTCTAGAGAAGGGTGGGATGAATTTCACAAACAGTATTGGAGATGTAAGCCTATTAGCTATATGTGTCAATTTTTATATGGTGCTAAGTATAATTATAAGATTATTTTTGTTACATCTAGAGAAGAAACAAAAGAAACTAGGAAAGTTACTGAGCTTGAGTTGAAAAAATGTAACATAAAAGATTTTATTTTATTGATGCGTCCTTATGAAAATTATGATTCTTCAGACGTGGTTAAACAAATGCTTTATGAGCAACACATTAAAAATAAATTTAATGTTCTTGTAGCCATGGATGATGATGAAAATGTTTTAAAAATGTGGCGCAAAAATGGTATAAATACATTAAAGTGTGAGTTTGGAGAATGTATAAAGTAACTTGTAACCAAGATGGATTAACTTTTAGTAAACAAACAAATCCGCAAGAATTAAGATCCTTTTGTAAAACTATAGGAAAATGTGAGAGGAACCTTAGATGTTTTTGCGTAAAACAACTTCAAGAAACCAATGAAGTTCATTGTAGTATGCTTTATTATTTTATAGAAGCTTATGATAAAGAGATGAAAAAATTACAACAAAAGAAAGGTAATAAAAATGGATAAAACAGAAATTAATTTTGAAACAGGTGTGTCTTTTGAACTCGGCGGGGTTTGGTATAAATTATCTGGAGGGTTTAAAAAAGAGGTCCAATCTGATATACTGGATAGTGAGTTCAACAAAATGAGAGATTTTGTTAATACTAAAATAAATGAAGAACAAGAAGCGATTTATAAAGGATACCAAGAATCTTTAAAACCAAAAAATCCACCTGTTCAACCTAACCAACAAATAAACTACTAATCCCTCCTCCCAAACGTAGCTCTTAATTGAGCTTTTTTCTTGTTTAAATCGTTTTTAACGGGGTTAAAAATTTCAATATATACTTTGATACCTAAATAACTTTTTAAACCCCTTAACGATTAACAGCAACTTATCAGGTTTAACATTTTAATTGTTTACACGTTTAAATTTATATAATATACTGAACAAGTGAGGTTTTAAAAAATACATACAGCTAAAAGAAGAATTATTCTACAAAATCTTCCTCTTTAGACGTTAGCTGTTATGTTAACCTCACAATCTAAAGAGGATTTCCTTTTTTGTTTGTATGGTTAAGTGTTCTGGGAGTTATAAATGGATCAACCGAATTATTATGCGATTATACCTGCCTCTGTCAGATATGATAAAAATCTAACAGAAGGAGCTAAATTATTATACGGAGAAATAACAGCCCTAGCTAATCAACAGGGATTTTGTTTTGCTTCTAATAGATATCTTTCTAAAATATATGATGTTAGTAAAGATACTATAACAAGATGGATAGGACAGCTTGAGAAACAAAACTATATTATTTCAGAGATAGTAAGGGATCCCGAAACTAAAGAAGTTATTCAACGTAAAATATTTTTAGCAGAAACGATACCTACCTGCAAAAATACGGATACCCCTACCGGTAAAAATACGGATACCCCTACCTGCAAAAATACGGAGTATAATAATACAAGTGTTAATACTACAAGTGGGAATAGCGACCCCCCAAAAAAACTACATAGATTTGATAGTGAGAGAAAAAATTTAGAAAATGTTATTTTAGATTTAGGTAAATTAAAACCAATTAAACCAGATTTACAGAAAATGGTTCTCAAATATACCCCAGATAATAATTTAGCAGAATGGATATTGGAATTTTTAGAGCATTATAAACAGTTAAATAAGGGTTATCCGTCTCCTATAAGTTTTAATTCAATGTTAGAAAAATTAACAGCTATGTCTGCTCACTATAAAAAACCAGCAATTGATATAGTTAAGGGAACTATAGAACGAAATTGGAAAAGTTTTTTCGTAGATGAGGAGTTTGTTAAGGGAGGTCAAAATAGACCGTTAGACCCGTCAGATAGGGGCTTAGACAAAGATAAAGTATTACATCACGCAAAATTAAGAGAAAATAAAGACGAGTGGGATGCTTATTTAAAGGCTAATACGGTTAGCGAGGAATTTTAGTAGTGTCAGATTATAAATTTGAAAAAGAGTTATGCTGGTATAAGGATATTTGTACAGACTTCAATACAGAAGCTTGTAGAAATGGTTGCCTAAGACATTTAGAAATGTTTTATCTGATGAATAATGCTTTGATACCAGAAAAGCTACAAAAGGTTCATAAAGTAACTCCATCAACAGAAGATTTAGAAGCTTTTAGACTATTAGCCGATATAAAAACCAATATATTAGATTTTGTGGAGAGTGGAAAGAGTTTATATTTATTTTCAGAAAATTGCGGAAATGGTAAAACTACTTGGGCTATAAAACTTTTACAGAGTTATTTTGATAAGATATGGTATGGGAACAGGTTTAAAACAAGAGGTTTATTTGTTAATTTATCTACGTTTTTAATCGACTTAAGAAAAAGTATAGCTAAAAGAGGGGAGTCGGACGAAAATATTGAAGAATTAATTTATGACGTAGATTTAGTTATTTGGGATGATATAGGTTCTGGTAATTTAAAAGACTTCGATTTTTTAAATATAATGGGTATCTTGGATTATAGAATATCCAGAGGTTTAAGTAACATTTACACAAGCAACCTAACAGAGCCAAAATTGTTAGAAGCTTTAGGTCAAAAGTTGTTTAGTAGAATATACAATTATTCGGTAAAAGTAGAGTTAAAAGGATTAGATAGGAGAAGAGTATGTTAGATCAACAAAAAGTAGAGAGTGTAAAAAGTTTTTTAAGAAGCTGTGCTTGTGTTGGAATTCATGATATGGGCGTAAATAATATACCTACAGAGGTTTTAGACCCTTGTGTGAAATGTTTAGATAATACAGATTTTGATATATTTTTAGAGTATAATACTCTTGCAGAAGTAATTACTATGTTCTTTTTTATGGGTTATTTATTAAAGGTAGAACAAGATAGATTCGATTTAGATAGGCTATATAGTCAACCAGTTGATTAAAGGAGGTATAAATGTATTTAGGTTGGAATTTACAGGATAAAATGCTATTTGCGGCAAACTCAGAGGAGTTTGAAAAAAGAATGCCCATTGTTCAGGCGTTTGTAAAATTAGGATATTTTCAAGGAAAAAACTTCCCTGTATTTTATGCAGAAATCCACAGGTTATGTCCTTGTGATACTGCTACTTTACAAATTTCAAAAGAGAATGAAGATTTGATGGAAAAAATGAAATCTGAAATTTTGAGAACTCTCGTAGAAACAATAGGAACATCTTACTATTTCATTGATAGTAAAGATCCTAACTCCATAATAAGGTTTATAGATTTTGGAGATGCTGAGGGAGCATATTCAGGAACTCGTTTTATAACTATACCGACAACAGAAAAGTTAGATTTGAATAGGAAGTAGAAATGATTCAATCTCAGATTCTCAACTACGTATTAAAGTCCAAGAAATTTAGTTTCTTGACTATAAACAATTTTACAGTGGAGTATTTTGATTTATATGAAGAAGAATATAAATTTATCGTACTTCACTATAAAAAATATGGAAATGTTCCTGACAAGGCAACATTTGAAACTAAATTTCCAGAATTCATTTGGATAGAGGTCGCAGAATCTGAGGATTTTTTAGCTACAGCTTTAAAAACTGATAAGTTATTTAACGAAACTTCTCCTGCATTGAATAACTATATTAAAAAGACAGTTGAAAAAAGAGAAGATGCTCAGGAGGCTCATTGGGAGTTAAGAACTAAAATAAATCAATTAAGTTGTAATATCTCAATCCCTGTTAAAGATTTAGCTCAAGATGCTGAGGAGCGTTATACTTTATGTGTTACTAAAAAAGATGTAGCCAATGACCAGTTAATTAAAACCAATTTACAAGAATTGAATGATTTAATCTATGGTTGGTTAAGGGGTGAGGATTTAATAATATTTCAAGCCCGTCCAAACCAAGGAAAATCTTGGATAGGAGGTAAGTGCGCTTTAGATGCGTGGTTAAATGGCGAAAATGTTGGGGTATTTACAGGAGAGATGTCTCACAATTCTGTATTTTATAGAATAGATACATTGTATGGACACTTCTCCAATACAGCTTTAAAATTAGGAACTTTGAGAGATATTGAGGGGTATAAGACATATATTGAAAATTTAAAAGAGCGTAAAAATAGATTCATAAGCGTAGACAGAAAAGCTTTTGACAATAGAGCAACGGTTACGAAGTTTGAAGCTATTATAGAAAAGTATGAATTAAACCTACTTCTTATAGACCAATTGTCATTTGTTATGGACGAGCGACGGCAGAAGGGTGAGCAACGAAAAGATGAGTTAGGTCATATAACAGATGACCTGTTAAATTTATCAATTCGCTACGGTATACCTATAATCGCTATTAACCAATCTAAACGGGGAAGTACGAAAACTGATAAAGAAAAGAATGCAGAGATTGATGATTTGGCGGAATCAGATCAAATAGGTCAAAATGCTACACGGGTGATATCTATTAGACAAACTGGTGAAGGTTTAGAGCTTTATAAAGCTAAGGATAGACACTTTGGTAAAGTCGGAGAATCAGTGGTTTATAGATGGAATATTGATGCAGGAGATTTTGAGTATATTCCTGGATCAAAAGATAGAGAAGTGGCAGTTAGACAGCGAGGAGATATAAAACACGGAACTGATGCTTTTTAGGAGGAACTATGAAGAAGTTTTTGAAAAATAAAAAATGTAAAGATTGTGGGCAGAAGAATTTGGAAACGTATGGTTATCTACCTACTGGCCCAAAAGGAATTAGATGTTCAAGTTGTAAAAGTACAAGGTTAGAAGAGGCAAAATGATTAAAGTAGGAAATGCTCAAATACTTACTCCTCTAATTGATATAATTACGGAGCTGAAGACTCAACTATCTGCGGCTGGGGTGGAGCGTTTTTATAAAATAAAAGAGTTACACTCTGATGTAATGGTATCTTGTCCTAACCATGCTTCAAAAAGAACTGGAGAGATTGGACAAGAAAGTAAACCTTCTTGCGGTATCTCAAAGGTTGAAAAAAATGGATTACCGGCAGGCTATGTAAACTGTTTTTCTTGCGGGTATAAAGTACCTCTGTCCGAAATGATTAGCCATTGTTTTGGGCATGATGATGTTGGACGTTTTGGGGTAAATTGGTTATTAGATAATTTTGTTAGTATTGAATCTGATAATAGGGTTCCTTTGCAGTTAGTTCCTGAACGTCAATTTATGCCAAAAGAGAAGAAACAAATTAATTATGTCACTGAAGAGGAATTAGATTCATATAGATTTACCCATCCTTATATGTACAAAAGAAAACTAACCGATGAAATTATAGAAAAATTTGATATTGGTTATGATAAGAATACAAACTGTGTTACTTTTCCAGTCTGGGATGAAAAGGGAAATTGTTTATTTATAGCTAGAAGAAGCGTTGTGAGTAAATTTTTTAATTATCCTGAAAATGTAGATAAACCTTTGTATGGACTACATTTTATTCCTAAGAATGTAGAGTGTGTAATAGTAACTGAATCCATAATTAATGCTTTAACGTGCTGGGTTTACGGACATCCTGCAATAGCTTTAATTGGTACTGGATCTTTTGCACAAATGGAAATGCTTAATAAGAGTCATATTAGGAAATTTATTTTAGCATTAGATCCAGATGAAGCCGGTTATAAGGGCACACTACGCATTAGAAATAAAATTGATAAAAGAAAAGTATTAACTGAATTTGAAATTCCTATAGGAAAAGACGTAAATGATTTAAGTAAAGAGGAATTTGAAAGTTTACCAGAGTATTATTTAACACAGCTAACTAATGATGAGTATAAGAAATTAGCAGATAAGACGAAAAACGGAGCTAGGTAGGTGGATTCTTGTAGTATGCCCTGTGGAAAATATAAAAAAGCAATTAGTAGGATTGATACCTTACAAAAAGAACTTGATATTTTAAAAATTAAAATAAAATCTTGTGCTATGTGCCAAGTTAGACAAAAACTTGATGAACAGGATAGAAAAAAATTAGAAGAAAACAGTGTAAATACTGTTACTGATTGAATTTAAAAAGTTTACAAAAAGTTATTTACTTTTATTGTTTTATATGTTAGTATATTTTTACTTCAATAAATAAATAACATTTTGATTGATAGTTAATAGGTAAAAAGGAGTTATAAAAAATGTCTCACGGATTTGAAACAGACTCAGATACAATGTTTTCTGTAAGGAAACGTCCGTGGCACCAGTTTGGATCTATTATTGAAGATGCGCCTTCAATAGAAGATGGAATTAAATTAGCTGGGCTGGATTGGCAGGTAAAGTTAGATGATTTAGTTACCCCAGATGGTATTAAAGTATCTCACAAAGCTGCATACAGAGAACTTGATGGAAACAAACGTATTTTAGGAGTAGTGGGAGGTAACTATGTACCTCTTCAAAACATAGAAGCGTTTGAGTGGTTCCAACCTTATTTAGAAGCCGGTATGGTTTCTTTAGAAACAGCGGGTTGTTTATTTGGCGGTAAAAAAGTTTTTATACTTGCTAAAATAAATCAAGAAGTATTAGCTGTTTCAGATAATGATATAATCGAAAGATTTGTTCTTTTATCAAATAGTCATGATGGAACAACATCGGCAAGAGTAGGGTTTACGCCAGTTAGGGTAGTATGTAACAATACACTTAAAATGGCTGAAGAACACGAATTAAGTCAATTAATTAGAGTTCGACATACATCTAAGATATTGGATAACCTTCAAGAACTTAGAAATATTATGGATATAGTTAATATTAACTTTAAGACCACAGTCGAGCATTATAAATGTTTGTACTATACAGATATTAATAGCGCTGACTTGGAAAAATATGTTCAACAAGTCTTTTCAGTTAAAGCTTATGATAAGATGTTTGAAGATCAAAACCTTGATGAACAAGAACAAATTGAACAAGCTCGTACAAAGTTATTAAACAGGGTTGAGGAAATTTTTGACTTAGATCCTGCCAGAGGAACTATGTGGGGCGCCTATAATGCGGTACAGGGCTATTTACAGCATCATAGGGGGAATGAAAAAACATCAGAAGATTCAAGATATAATAATCTATGGTTTGGAGATAGCGAAAGGCTTAATAGAAAAGCCTTACAGGTTGCATTGGACTTAGCCGATTAGTGCTTATGGTTTTAAGGATACAGACAGCAAACTTCTGTTTATTTATTTCTACCATTTGGAATATGACAAACAACAAAATGTATCCTGTTATTTTTAAAACAATTAGGAATACGAACAGCAAAAAATTCTAAAAACCTGACTGAAAACTGGGAAATAAGAAAAGTATTCCGAAAATAATTTTAAGAGTGCTTGCAGCAAAAAAATTAATTTTTAATCACTTTTTTTGGGAAAAAGCAAAGATGAAAATAAAGGCACTCTGATAAAAAACAATTATAAGGATAGTCACAGCAAACAAAGATATGTTGTAGGTTCGACTCCTATGATACACGCCTTAGTGTATTTAGCTCAATGGCAGAGCAATCGTCAGATACTATCCTGTTCAAATTTAATTTAAGAATACTTGCAGCAAATTTTTAGCTTACGTTTGTCTAATCACAAAAGGTCGTTGGTTCGAGTCCAACCTTATATCGAAAGATATATGTAGCTCAGTTGGTAGAGTTAATAGCAAAAAAGGTATTCTGTATAAATTTTATAAGATTACATACAGCAACATTTTTGGTTGAAGGGAACGCCTAAGAACGTGAACGAGCAGGTTCAAACCCTGCAAGGTAGTCTGGAATATACTAAGAGAGGACGTGTTTTATGAGTATGTTATTAAGAGCTATGACAAGAATGAATAGCCACACAGCTAATGGAGCTGTGACTAATTCTACAACCTTAAACCCTGTTTTGGATTTATTTTATTTATCAGGGGCTTCGAGAGGTTTGTCCGAAGCTGATATTATAGGAAAGTTTTCACTGGCTTATAATACAGATAAAGAGTTGACTATGAGGTTGCTATTTTGGGCAGGTGACATAAGAGAAGGATCTGGGCAGAGAAGGTTTTTCAGAATTTGCTTAAACTGGTTATGGAATACTTATCCTGAAACTGTATTGGCAAATATAGAAAATGTACCTTTCTTTAATCGGTTTGATAGCTTATTTACTATAAAGCATCCTAAGGTGTATGAGTATTTATACGCTAAACTTAAAGCTAAGGATGGTTTAGCTGGTAAATGGATGCCTCGTAAAAAACAATATAATAATTTTGGGGATGCCTTCAGACGTCATTTTAAAATGAGTTTGAAATATTACAGACAGCTTATTGTTGAAGCTACTAACGTAGTTGAAAATAAGATGTGTGTCAGAGAGTGGGGCGCTATAAACTATAGCCACGTTCCTAGCAGGGCATTTAAAAATTATAGAAAAGCTTTTAAGAAAAGAGATGAAGCTAGATTCGATGCTTTCATATCTAAAGTAAATAAAGGCGAAGCTAAAATTAATGCCAAAGCTATTTTTCCTCATGATATTGTTAAAGAGTATATGAATAATAGACGGGCTAATATTAAAGGGGCTGTAAACGCCCAATGGAGTAATTTACCTAATTTAGTCAAAACAAATGAAAAAATACTTCCCGTTTCTGACGTATCAGAATCAATGTATGATTCTTTAGGAAGTATTCATATTTCAATAGCTTTAGGAATTTATTTCAGCGAAAGAAATGAAGGTGTATTTAAAGATCACTTTATTACTTTTAGCGAAAAACCTCAAATACATAAATTAACCGGAACCGTTTGTGATAGAATAGATCAAATGGGCAAGTTGATAGGATACAACACGGACTTAGAAAAGGTATTTGTAGTTCTTTTGAATGCAGCGACTTCACAAAATTTATCTCAGGAAGATATGCCTGATAAAATATTATTGATTTCTGATATGGAATTTGATAGTTGTTGCAGAAATAGAAGTAAGAGTAATTTTGAAAATATAGAAGAGTTATATAGAAGACACGGTTATAAGAGACCTGATATGATATTTTGGAATCTTAGAGCTAATAATACTTCTAACTTCCCGGTTCAAATACACGAAAGTGGAACAGCTTTAGTGTCTGGTTACTCCCCTAACGTATTAAAAAACGTTATGAGTGGAGCTTTAAATCCTGAGCAGGTTATGCTCAAAACATTAAACGATGAAAGATATAACGTAGTTAAAATTTAATAGATAGTAAAGGTAAGTGTTTAGGAAAGCGAGGATTAACTGTGGTAAGAGTAGCACGTGGAGATGCTGAGCATTATAAGTCTTTTGATTATGATTATTTTCAGCTAAAGCAGCATAATGACGCTGCCGAAGTAAGGTTGCTGTATAATGATCCTGAAGAAATTCAGTATGATGCTGTGCATAAAGTAGTTATAGACCCTACTACTAAAAAAGAAAAATGGGTGGATTGTTTAAGAACACATACTGATCCTGTAGATATGTGTCCACTTTGTCAGTCAGGAATGCCTGTTCAATTAAGGTTATTTTTACAGCTTTTTGTAATAAATAAATTAGTTGGAGCAGATGTTTTACCTGTAAACAGACCCGCAATTTTTGAAAGAGGAAAAGGATACGGTGATGTTGTAAGCACTGGTATTAGAAGAGCGAAACTTCCTCTGGTAGCTAACATATTTGAAATTGTTAGAAGTGGCGCTGCGAATAGTAAAGAAACAACATACCCATTAACTTTACTGCCTGCAGATAAACCAGATACCACTACTTTAGAAGATTGTGGAGAACCTGTAGAAAGAGAAAAACTTATTCTAGTCAAGACAGCCGATGAGATGAATTTTTATCTCCAGCACGGTTATTTTGAAAACAATGATGCTGAGCAGGGAGCTGGTTCTCAACCGCCAGTCCAGAGGAGAATGTCAGCAAACAGGCAAGCGCCATCGTCGTATTAGGGTAAGAACAGTCGGAGATAATTTATGGGCTTCATGCAAGTTCCTAGTAATCGTTTTACTAGGGAGGAAATAGCTAGGATGTCAAATAGAATAAATGCCAAGGCTAAACCTGTAATAACAGGAAGTCGTAAAACTGGTAATACGCTAATTGACAGAATAAACAACATTATCAGCTATGTTGATAAAGTATTTCCGAACAAAACGGAATATGAGCTAATCAAATCCGCAGAACAACTTGAAGCCTATATTGACAAGGCTATTAGTGCAGGGCTTTACGCTTTTGACTCTGAAACTAGTAGCCTTGATCCCTTATCTTGTGACGTAGCCGGTTTTAGTTTATATGTCAAGGGGCAGAAGCCAGCTTATGTTCCTATAGGACATATAAACTATATAACCGGCGAAATGTTAGATAATCAAATGCCCGTTGAGATAGTAAAAGAACAATTAATTCGTTTACTTGATACGCCAGTCATTATGCACAATGCTAAATTTGATATTCGTGTTATTAGAAATAAATATGGTATAGACTTATCTCAGAGTTTATATTGGGATACAATGATTGCGGCGCATTTATTAAACGAATTTGATAGAAAAAGTTTGAAGTGGCAGTGGAATAATTATTGTTGTAAAAATCCAGATGAAAAATCTATGGACTATGATACACTATTTGACGGTCTTCCGTTTACTCAGATTCCTATACACGCTGGTTATTTATATGCTGCTAAAGATACTAAAATGACTTTTGATCTTTTCGAGTTTCAACAACCCTTTTTAGTAGAGGAAGCTGCTGAATGTAAGCGTCAAAAATTAGAAAAATTAGCTAAATTATTTCATGAAGTTGAAATGCCCTTAATAGGGGTAACGGCTGAGATGGAAGATAATGGTATTAGTTTAGATTTAAAGATAGCTGAGGAATTATCTATTGACTATCATGCTAAATTAAAAAAGGCTGAGGAGGAGTTTTATCAGGCTTGTAATATACACAGTAAACAAATATCTGAGTTTAAATTAAAAAATCCTAAGCATGGTTTAGAGTTAAAAATAAATTATAATAGTCCTAAACAGATTGCTACTTTGATTTATGATGTGCTTAAAATAGATCCACCGGATAAAAAAGAACCGAGAGGGACTGGGGAAGAGATTCTGAAAAAAGTTAATAATCCTGTAGCTAAGTGTATATTGGAATGTAGAACAATAGCTAAATTATTAGGAACTTATATTGATAAACTTCCTGGAGAGTTACATCCTAAAGATAGTAGAATTCATGCTAACTTTAACCAAGTGGGAACAGATACTGGTAGGTATAGTTCTGATGATCCTAATTTACAAAATATTCCTTCAAAAGATAAAAAAATTAGAACTATGTTTATTCCATCATTAAACTGTTATTTGATCTCTTGTGACTTTTCACAACAAGAACCAAGAGTACTGGCTCATTTTAGTCAAGATGAAACTCTCATAGAAGCCTACATACAAGGTAAAGATATTTATGCGTTTATGGGAGAAAAAGTATTTAAGGTAGCTTACGAGGATTGTTTAGAAAAACGAGCAGATGGTACTACTAACCCAGAGGGTAAAGTTCGTAGAGATAAAATGAAGGTAATAGTTTTAGCTTTAATGTATGGTTTAGAGTTGAAATCCTTATCTGAAAGTTTAAAAGTAACTATAGATGAAGCCAGAAAAATTAAAGAATCATTCTTTAAAGCTTTCCCTAAAGTTAAAATTTGGATTGATAAGCTATTAGATGATGCTCACAAGAACGGGTATGTTGAAACAGCTTGGGGCAGAAAAAGAAGATTACCCGATATGTTATTGCCAACATATGAGTTTAGTTATATAGAAGGTAAAAGAAAAGATTTTGATCCTTTGTTTGATTCTTTAATGGAGAACAGTGATAATATTTCAACAGAAGTGGATCCTTATTTGATAGATAAATACACAAATGCTCTAGTTAAAGCTCGTGGTTTTAAAGAAGTGAATAATATTAAAGAGTCAGCTAAAGCCGAGGGTATAAAAATTAAAGACAATTCTTTTGTAATAGGTAGAGCAGAAAGGCAGTCAAGAAATAGTCCTATTCAAGGTAGTTCAGGCGATATGGTTAAAAATGCTATGGTTCGTTTGAGCAATTTAAAAATTCAAGAAAGATGGATAGATCAAGGCAAATTAACAAATGTAGTAGAGCTTGAGGTTTATAAATTAGCTAAAGAATTTAAACAATTAGGTGGAAAAGTATTATTACAGATTCACGATGAATTAATTTGTGAGGCTCCGCAAGAACACGCAAAACGTGTTGCCGAAATAGTTTCTCAAGTTATGATTAAATCAGCATCCTTGGTAATCACTGTTCCGATGAAAAGTGATATTGAGATATTAGATCGTTGGAATGGGAGTAAGGTAGCATGAGTATAATTTTATATTTTGCAGGCAAACAGTGTGAAGAGGCTATTGAACATATCCGAAATAAAGGCGGGCATAAGCTATATAGTCAATACACTGAGCGTAAAGATATTGAAGTATGGAAAGATAAATATTTAAGTCCTAATAATAATTTACTGATTGATAGCGGGGCTTTTACGGCCCACACAAAAAATAAAGCTATTGATGTAAATGAGTATATTGGATATATAAATTCTTTTACTTCTCCTGATGTGTTTTTTGTTCAATTAGACCACATACCTGGAATATTTGGTATGCCGAGAACTAAAGAACATGTTACTGAATCTGCTGAAAAAAGTTGGGAAAATTTTATCTACATGGTTGATAAAGTAAATCGTCCAGACAGGTTGTTACCCGTGTTTCACTTAGGAGAAGACTTAAAATATTTAGAGCGAATTCTTAATACTCAATTTAATGGAAAGTATTTAGATTATATAGGTTTTGGGGGTTTAAGTATTCGGTCAAATAGGGATAGAGATGTTCATTTAGAGAGGGCTAAGCGGGTTGTTAAGGGTAGTAAAAACCCTAATGTTAAGGTTCACGCCTTTGGTGTAACAACTTTTAAACTATTAGAGAAATACCCTTTTTATAGCTGTGATTCTTCCACTTGGATACAAAATTCAACAATGGGTTCTATAATAACCCCTAAAGGTGGATTTGTTGTAAGTGATACTAGAATTAAAGACCCAGCACACGTTTGTAATATGCCTAAAGAAGTTTATATTGCTCTTGAAAACTATGTTAATTCTTTAGGTTTTGATTTATGTAAGTTAAGAAAAGACTATAAAGAAAGATTAAAATTCGATATTGAATACTATATAAACAGAGCGAAGAAGTTTAAATACAATACAGAGTTAAGTAATAGACCAAGATTTGTAACGGAGGTACACAATGTACAAAATTAGAAAAACTTTTGAGGTAGCCGGGAGTCATAAATTAGATTTAAATTATGAAAGTAAGTGCCAAAATCAACATGGACATAATTGGCTCATTACTGTTGAAATATCCTCAGCATATTTAGACCAAAACGGTATGGTTATAGATTTTGTGAAACTAAAGGATATGTTTCAAAGTAGAGTTCATAGTGTTTTAGACCACAAGCACTTAAATGAAGTGGTAGACTTTAATCCTACCGCAGAAAATTTAGCGCATTGGGTTTTAGATGCTATAAATCAAGAATTAACTATAGGTGGTTACACTCCTATAAGATGCACAAGAGTTATAGTTCAGGAATCAAACAATAACGAGGCAGAGTATTCGCTATGATAGAAATTAAAAAACAAGAAAACGGTAAATGGAAAGTGGAATGTGATTGTGGTTTATTGGAGTATGAAACAGAACAAGAGCCACAGGGTTGTATAAGATGTAGATACTGCGGAAGTAAGAGTTGCGGAGAATAGTATGAAGGTTGTTGAGATTTTTAAGTCTATAGAAGGTGAAGGCAAAAGAATGGGGTATATGACCACATTCATTAGACTAGCTGGTTGCAATTTAAGATGTAGCTATTGCGATACAAAATACGCTCAAACGGGTTATGATGCAGTTGAGATGGATCCAGCTGATATTGCAAGTAAAATAGAAACAGACTGTGTAACTGTTACCGGAGGTGAGCCTTTGATTCATCCTGATATGGAAACACTGCTTGCATATTTGATGGAGACAAATAAGTTTACTAATATTGAAACAAACGGCAGCGTTGATTTACGTCCATTCAAACTACTCAAAGAAAAACTTAGCCGCAATAAATACTTTTTTACTATGGATGTGAAATGTCCTTCAAGTGGCATGACCGATAAAATGCTATTAGATAATTTAGAGTTATTAGATGAATTGGATGTAATTAAATTTGTTGTGGGTAGCCAAGTCGATTTAGATTATGCTAAGGGAATAATTCAAAATTATCCTATAAAAGCTGTGCCATATATTAGTCCTGTATTTGGTTTTTATCCTGCCCTTGTGGTTGATTATATTAAAGAGCATAATTTGCCAGCTGTTTTTCAGCTTCAGTTACATAAATATGTTTGGGATCCTAATAAGAGGGGTGTGTAATGGGTAAGATTATTTTTGTTCCTATTGAACGAATAGATCGACGCTATAGCAATCAGTGGTTTGATTGGTTTATACAAAGTTTTGAGCGTCTTGGTAAAGAGGTATTAACTGTAGGATCTACAGATTTAAAAGAAATAAAAGTAGGTCAATTTTTAGATGTATATGATACTAATGTCTACAAATTAGGTCAATTGCAAGAAATTATTGAATTACTTAAAGTCCATAATGATATTGATTGTATCTTTTTTATGGACTACTGGTTCCCAGGCGTTGAGGCGTTAGCCTACATTAGAGATAATGCCCGTATGAATTTTAGAATTAAAGGCATGTTACATGCCGGAACTTATGATGATTTTGATTTTATCACTCAAAATGGATGTGGAGTATGGGGGGAACATTTTGAAAGATCTTTATTAGAAATAGCTGATGAGGTTTTTGTAGGATCTCAGCTTCATAGACAAGAGATAATTCAAAGACGGGGCGAGCATTGTAAGGTAACAGTAGTAGATTATCCTGTTTATGAGTGTACAGAGTATTTACATTTAGTAGATCGTAAAGATAATATAGTAGTTTTTCCTCATAGATTAGGTAAAGATAAACAGC